GGCACGAATATAAGAGTCCACAACGCGGTTGCCGGTTCTTGCCCTGTCAATGAGTGATGAATTATCCACATGAAGGTCCTGGATCAGACCCTCCTTCAAGGCGGCAGTCTCACTTCCCTTACGTAATGTCACAAAAATTTCCCGGCTTCCTTGCTTCGCGCCGCGCGCGGCAGCCTGCATGATGTCCGACACCTTAGGCATCAACTGCGTCCGCTCGCCACCAACGCGTGCAACGCGAAGCGCATCCGCAAACGCAGCAGGAACCTTCGCTACTTCTTCCGCCGGGATGGCCGCTATGTGTGACAGACCGACCTTACCTACTGTACGGATCGCGCCGACAAGGCCCGCAGCGCGGGCCGCGAGGATCTTCTGCAGCGGCGTCATGGGGCGCAGCGACTTAGCCTGAGCCATCAACATCTTCCTCAACGTTCTCTGCTGATCCAATGCCTTTTGAAGTTCAGGGCTGCGCACCGGCGTCACCTTCGGACTCTGAGCGGGCGACTTACCCGCCCTCAACTCATCTGTTTCAGCCTGGACGCGGGCGACTTTTTTCTGGTCCGCCACCTCTTTCCTCGCCGCCTTCAGCTCCTCCATTGCCTTTTGAAGTTCAGGGCTGCGCACCGGCGTCACCTTCGGACTCTGAGCGGGCGACTTACCCGCCCTCAAATCATCTGCTTTAGCCCGGAGGCGTGCCGCTTTTTGCTGGTCCGCTACCTTTGTCTGCGCCGCCTTCAGCTCCTCCATTGCCTTTTTAACTTCAGGGCTGCGCTCCGGCGTCATCTTCGGACTCTTAGCGGGCGACTTACCCGCCCTCAAATCATCTGCTTTAGCCCGGAGGCGTGCCGCTTTTTGCTGGTCCGCTACCTTTGTCTGCGCCGCCTTCAGCCGCTCCAATGCCTTTTGAAGTTCAGGGCTGCGCACCGTCGGCACCTTCGGACTCTTAGCGGGCACGTCGTTCGCCTCTATAGCGGCTGTTTTAGCCCGGACGCGGGCCTCCCGTTTCATATCCGTAAACCGTTGTGCGGCGACTCCTAGCGGCCTTTTCGCGGTGTCTTCGCCATACCGTGATAGATAATTGTGGATCTGCCGCTCGGTAAGTACAGGCATCTGCTCGCGTACGCGGTCTACGAAGTCGTCAAGACGTACAACACCTTTCTTGGCATAATTGGCGGCGAGTTTTTGTATGATGCCGGCTGCGTCCACCCCCTGCTTCGCGCTGAAATTTATCGTTTGCGCGCCGATTGCCTTTTTGAGTTGCGCATACAGGTCCGCCTGCTCTTCGTCTAAGTTCTGTACCTTCGCCGTCCTGCGTGCCGTACGGACCGGTCGGCTGTGCGATGCTTCGGCGGCCTCCCGCAGGCGCGCGGCTTCGGTCTCCTCCAGCTTCTTGATATAATCGCTCGTTTTCGTGAGCCTGGTATGCAAATCCGCAATGTCATTCCGCTCGCTCTCGGTTAGATCTGATCCCTTCCTCTTCTTGGCTAACTCATAGACCGTTTCGATACGTTCCGGATCATACATGAAGAGCTTACGTGCTTCAAACTCGCGCGCCTGACGTGTCCCCGACTTCTGCAAAGCCTCGGTTATCCGGTCAAGGTCCTCGAATGCCGCGTCCAGTTTCTCTTTTGCTATCTGAGAACCGTTCGGATCCCCGGCTTTCTTCGCCGCGGCTATCGCCTCGTTCGCCGCCTCCATGCGGTTCCCGATGTTGTACTGTTCGAAGGCGAGCGCCGCGGTCTCTGACTCGCTCAACGTCTCGTGGGGATCCGCTTTGATACGCTGGGCAATGTCATAAGGCCTCTGCGGTGCGGCGGATACATCGTCGACGGCCTGGTTCATGATGCGGGTGAGTTCATGCTTCTCCCCTTTCGGGACTTCGGGTAAGCCCGCAGCCTGCCGCCATTTTTCAGTTATAGAATTCCGCGCACCGTACGGAAGCTTCTTCGGAGTCTTTACCTTCTTCGGAGTCTTTACCTTCTTCGGAGTCTTTACCTTAGCAGCAGGCGCATCCGGCTCCGGAGTCTTTACCTTAGCAGCAGGCGCATCCGGCTCCGGAGTCTTTACCTTAGCAGCAGGCGCATCCGGCTCCGGAGTCTTTACATTAGCAGCATCCGGAACCGGCTTTGGAGCTTCCGCTCGCTTCATCACAGTTTCAGCGATTCCCTTGCCCTTTAGAGCAGCGCCCGTAAACGACAACACCGCCATACCTAAATTCGTCACGGCATCGGCGGCGTCGTCAGGGTCGTGCGTTTTTTGATACCGCTTGGCGGATTCTATCCCCGCAACCGCCATTTTGGGAACGAAGTATGCAGCCGCGGCAAGGTCTGCGACCCACCCCAATGGCGTTGCATTAGCAACAGCAAGAGTACCCATAAGCGCCAGGTTTTTCGGGTCTTCCACCGAAGAAACAATGTTCTGAGCAATCCGACGTCCAAACGCTGACGCGAAGTGCAGGTTTTTCGGGTCTTCCACCGAAGAAACAATGTTCTGAGCAATCCGACGTCCAAACGCTGACGCGAAGTGTTGGTTATTGGCAGGCAAGGAACCGGCCGGCGCAGGTTGGTTGGGAGATGGGTGCTGAGGGCCATGCCCCCCTTTGTTCGGGGCGTGCTGCTGCTCTTTCGGCGTTCGGGGCACAGAGCGCATCTCCTGCTCGAAGGTTTTAATAGACTCAATGTTCTGAGCAATCCGACTTTCAAAATTAAGCGGTGCCCACTCAACTTCAGGCCCAGGCGGGAAGGGTTGGTTATTGGCAGGCAAGGAACCGGCCGGCGCAGGTTGGTTGGGAGGTTTAGAGTAGGGTGTTGAGCGGGATTTTGACCCAGCGCGAATCTGCGCGACTATCCCGTCGAACTCTGCGTGTGTTGGCGGCGTGGGTTTGTCCCAAGGCACACTGTGCGGCTTCCCGTCGATTGTGACTTTATAATCAGGCATCTTCTACTCCAGCGTAGCCGTCCACCCGGGTCCGCTATCGACGGGACGCTTCATCGCGGCAGGAGGCGTTACGGGCGCAACTTTGACCGACTGTCGTTCTTTTGTGCGCTGCACATTCCGGGCTGCATCCTGCTTCAAACCCTTCGTACCTTTATGGTCTACCGCCCCGCTTTTATGCAGGCGGAATAGCACGCCCTCATCCGCAACCATCTTATCCGCGACCGCCTTGTTCTCATTCAGAACGTTCATCGTGGCGACCTCGCTAACCATCTCGCCCTGGCGTATCTTGCACCGGGCAAAAGCTGCTGCTGATAAGTCCTTGGCAGACATCGGCTTACCGCCTTTGCCGATATGTGATAATGACTCATAGAGGGGCAGTTCGCTGCGCGTTCCGAGTTGCTCTTTTTCTGTGTCGAGGTCCTCTATGGTGGCATTCGGATTTTTCTTGGCATAGTTTCCCGCCCACTGAGAGACGTTGTACGCGGTCTGCGCATTTTCCTGTAGGTTCGTCAAACGCGTGTGGGACGCGGCAAGCTTGGTCTGCATTTCCAACTTGAAGTTCCGAAGTGCCCGCGCCGTAGTCGGCTTGATTTCCTTCCCCGCCTGCTGCCGTGCCTCAATAAGCGCGTTCTCGGCTAAGATACGCACGGGGAGAAGCTGCTCTTCTGTCGTCTTACGGGCATCTGTGTAGGCTGTGGACGCTTTGATCTCAGCGATCTGAGCCCGCAGCTTCTCGCGCGTAAGCCCCGCGTTTGCGAGCTTATTCATCAGATCTTTGTTCTGCAACGACCTGGCTTGCTGCGTAAGCACGCCGAGAGCTAGATGTTGACCGGCTAGTGCGTGCCGGTCTTTTTCCTGCTCTGTTAATTCACGGATCTTCGCCTTGGCCGCATCTATTTGCGCCTTATCGTGCTGAAGCCCTGCTAGAACGACAGGGAGAATGTGCGACGGCTGCGATGACGCTGCTGGAGGCGGCGGCTGCGATGACGATGCTGGAGCAGTCTGTCCCAAATCTTCCATATGCCGCTGCGATGACGCTGCTGGAGGCGGCTGCGATGACGCTGCTGGAGCAGTCTGTCCCAAATCTTTCATATACGGGAAAGCGTGATGCCAACTCTCCCATTCGGGTGTTCCAGGGGTCAACCCGCTCTTGGCGAGGAACTCATCAAAACGCTGCAGCGACGTTAAACCTGCGCCCTGTAGGCGTAAGTTTGCTACCATCACTTCAGTCTTTTCCTTTTTATCCACGGCATCGGCGGCTTGAACGAGTTTTGCAACGTTGTCGTCATGCACGGTCTTGTAGTGATCCGCGAGGCGCGCCTGCTCCTGTGTCCAACGATCGTCCATCTCTTTCTGGCGTGCGAGAGCATCTTTATGTTCGGTATTGTAGCGCGTCTGCTCGATCTTGCGCTCTTCGCCGCGTTCGTAATTCGCGACACCGCTCTCAATCCCTTGAAGGAGCAGCGAGCCCGCGTTACCGAAGTTTGGCATTAGATGATCCCTCCCTAATTAGTGTTTGAGAACCACGCCGCCGATGCTAGCGGCTCCGCCAAGGATTCCGCCAATCAGGTTCATGAACGAACCTTCATCCTCCTGGCTTATCTGACTTTGCGTAGCGTAGAGTTGGTTTACCGTTTGCTGCTCCGTCCCCAGTCCCGCCGCGCCCGCCTCTTGCTGAGACATCCCTACCTGCGTTTCCTGGAGCCCGAGAGTCTGCTGCTGCTGAATAAGGCTGGTATACGCCGAGGTTTTCTGCTGCTCATAGTACGAGTTGGAGATCGCTACAGCGTCCGCCGATGCGGATGGATCCGTAATCCCTCGGGCCGCATAACTGGCCTGAATGCCGGCAGTTGCCGACTGCTGCGCCTGAGTGATCTGCGCCGTCGTAACATTCAACTGCTGTTGCATTGCCGGGGTAAGTTGCCCCGACGCCGCTGAGTTGATCATTTGCTGTCCAGTGTTGTATGCCGTCTGCCCCTGGTTGCCGATGTTCTGGTAGGCATTGCTGGTCGCCTGTTGTAGAGCCGTCGACGATTTTATAGGCGAGCTTGTGCCCCAGCCCATGTAGGATGACAAAGGGTTGTTCGAGTTAATCACCGGATTCTTAGCGGAAAGCGCCTGATTCGTTTGAGCTGCCGTCGCCTGCGGAACCTGCACCGTATTTGCTGCTGTAGACGTCTGTAACGCCATGACACACCCCCCTTACGCGGGAACGAGCTGAACTCCTACCCACAACGATTCGTCGGTATATAGATCGGCCGAAATGCTTATCTTCTGCCCCGAGCTTACCGTGACCGACGATGGGTTGATATAGCCTTCGTATTCGGCCCCTGGCACAAATACTGTACAAAGCGTCGAGCCGATGTACTCACCTGTTCCGTCATAGCCCGTCACCTCTACATTTGTGCCAATGGAACTACCGCTGAGTCGGACGTTGACACGGACGATGTTGTACGTTACCGAGCTAACGCCGTCATCGCCATACGGCACAACTAGTTCCTGGCCAGTTCCCGAGAACTGCAAGGTACAGCCCGCGCTTCCTGGCGGACCGGTAGGACCGGCAGGACCGGGCGCCCCGCTCGCCCCGCTACCTACAAACCACTGCGTGCCGTCAGTTGTCAGGATGGTTACGGTTGGCGACTGATCGCTCATCGTGAATACCAGTCTTTCTGCGGCAAGATAGCGCCGTGTTCGAGCACAAACTGAAAGTATGCCTCATACCTCGGGGCTATCTCGTCGCAGGAATATAGCAGCCCCCAGGCACGGCAAACCTTCGGGTCGATAGCGTTGATGTTCTCAACCGCTGTACAGAATTCGTCAAACGAGCGGCAGCGATACCCCGTATGGCCGTGGCGCACGTTCTCAGTAAAGCCACCCCAATCGGGACAGATTACCGGCGTGCCGCTCAGCGCCGCCTCAACGACAACACCGCCAAATGGCTCTACATACTGCGTCGGAGCAAGGAGCGCCTTCGCGCCAGACATTAGACTGCGACGTTTATCGACATCGGCGTAGCCGACGAACTCCGCTCCGCGCAGATCCAGACCGTCAGGCGTTCCTTGGCCCGCAACCACCAACTGAGTGCCCGTCGCCGCCGCAATCTCTGCCGCGAGACGGACGCCCTTAGACTCGATAATGCGACCAAGATAGAGGACATAATTCTCCTTGCGCTCCTTGTACTCGAAATCGGCCGGGGCAAAAAAGTTGGGAATAACGGTGTCGTACCAGTTCCCCATGTCATTCTGTTCCCGGGTTCCGTCCTTCAGCAGCCGCCCGAGCCCGTACACAAAATGACGCCAAGCCTCACTCTCGAAGACTCGGAACCGGGACCACGTGTCCTTATAGCCTATACCGCTTTCCACGGGGACGACGTAGGAATGCAAGTAATCGGCTATCGGTTTATGCCCCCAACCCCAGGCGCATAACAGAAACTCTCCGTCGGACTTCACCCGGCGCATGATCTCTTCTGCGGCGATAAGGTTAAAGCACCGGGTATATGCGTCTGACGTGTCATACCGGAACTGGTTCGTCCTATCCTGGTTTTCAGGATAGTTCTCCTTCTGGCTCTTCTCCTCCATTATGACGACGTTCTCTGTGCACGTTGGATTGGAACCTTCGACGCCATAATGGTACACTATATGCCCGAGCTTATGGAGCATCGCGCAGAGTTTGTAGACCTTCTGCGTGTAGGCGCAGGATAGCCAGTCTTTGTTCGTCTGCGTATGCGCAAGCCCCGGTATGTGGAATATCACGTTAGACCTCACTCATCCCAACATTATAATTGCCAACGTTCTCGAATAGGAAAGTCCCCGGCATTATCTGAGATGAACTGGAAGTTGTTCCTATGGCGGCATAAATATTTGAACCTATCGGTGAAATCGTTGAGTCAACGACCGAAATGATCACAGCGCCGTTAAGGAACACTGAGATTGTCGTGCTATCACACTTCAATCCGATAACGTCCCCCGTTACTGCCGTGTGAGAATACAGCGAGCCTAACTGCACGAGACCTCCTGCGCTGTACACTACCAACTGAATACCTGTAGCAGTATATTGGCAGAAGTAGCAGTATGCAGTAGATGTCGCCAAGCGGTTATAAAGAATCACCGTACCTGCCGCACTTCCTACATAGATCTTCGCTTGAACCAAACTCGCCAGGACACTAGTGTTCACATTCCAGTAAGCCGCCGTGGTCGTTCCTGGTGTGTTTGAGTAGACGTACCCCGAACCGTTCTGTTTTAGAAGCGCCGAGCTAAGCACGCTCAGAGCTGTCCAACTTGACGAAAGAGCCGCCCCGGACGCCCCGGTAAAGTTATCGGTCTCGACCTGTGTAGGGACGCCTGAGTAAAGATAAAGCTTGCCGGAGTCAGAGCGAAACCATTCAGCGCCCACCGCCGGGTTGGCCGGATTTGCGCCCGTCACCGTAACGGTAGAGGTAACGCCTGTAGCACCTTGTGGCCCCGTTGCGCCGGTTGCCCCGGTGGGACCTGTAGCGCCCGTAGTCCCTATTCCTGTCGGGCCGGTTGGTCCAGACGCGCCTGAAGGCCCTGTAGCGCCCGTAGTCCCTATTCCTGTTGCCCCCGTTGCGCCGGTTGCCCCGGTGGGACCTGTAGCGCCCGTAGTCCCTATTCCTGTTGCCCCCGTTGCTCCTGTGGCTCCAGTCGCGCCCGTAGTCCCTATTCCTGTCGGCCCTGTAGCTCCGGTTGCACCAACACTGCCAGCGCCGCCAGGACCCGTCGCACCTACCGGACCGCTCGCGCCCGAAACGCCTGTTGCCCCCGTAGTCCCTATTCCTGTCGGCCCTGTAGCTCCGGTTGCCCCGGTGGGACCTGTAGCGCCCGAAACGCCTGTTGCCCCCGTTGCCCCCGTTGCGCCGGTCCCGCCGTCTACTCCGGATGCGCCAGTACCACCTACCGGACCTGTTGGGCCGGTTGCACCAACACTGCCAGCGCCGCCAGGACCCGTCGCACCTACCGGACCGCTCGCGCCCGTAGCGCCCGTAGGACCCGTAGCGCCCGCAGGACCGCTCGCGCCGCCGCTTGTCGCCGGGAGCGTAAAAGATGTTGCGCCGCCCACGTTCGCGCCGCCTTGCGCCTGAAGTGTTACCGGAACGCCCTTGTTGTTGACGATGACCATCTGCTTCGCTACGCTACCGCTCGAAGCGATGGCGCTCGGTGTCACGCAATCCGAAGGATGCGGAAGCGTAATCACAGCCGAGGATGCGGCCCCGTCTATGATCACCGTGCTATCATTCGGGGTGAGAGATGCATTGGACTTGACCGTGCGAACCGGGAAGTTAGTGTTCGTTACAGCGCCAACGTCCGTTTCGATCTTCTTAGACGCAGTCCGAGGATCGCCTTGATAATTCGGTTTTGTACTCATTAGCCACCCTCGACTTCCTGATCCTCCTCATAATACATGGCAACGTCCGTCAGATACAGGTTCGTGCCCGACAGGTTGAACGTGACGTCGAAAAGGAAGCCCTTACAGTCAACAGGCGGGCTCCAATCTAACAGACACCCCGGCAAGTAACCGCTGACGCCCGGCACATTTGCCAAGATCTGGACGATACCTCCAGCCGGCTCGAATGTAACCCCTCCATCCTGTGTGACAATAACGCTCCCCGTCGCGGAGTCCAATGTGCCAGAGCCGAAAATCCTTATGCGCTTTAGGCGCTTCTGGTACGCTCTATCGCCCATCTGAGGCGTCTGGTAGACACAGGAGACCACGGTGGCGTTCGGATAGTAGGTGCAGAGGGAACTGATGATATACTCGGTTCCGCTACCGTTCGCAAGGAACTGCCAGTTTGTATCGCCTTCGACAGAAAAAAGCGCTGTCGCCGTAACAGCCGTCCCGCTGGCAATCGTAGTCCATGTGTTCCATGACAGGTCCAACCGATACGTCGTTGCCCCTACGGCCAGGTAGTAGGCATTCTCATAGAACCAGCCTATCGAAGACTCCAGACTTGCCCGCGTTTGTACGAGCAGCGAAGCCTCGATTTCCTTGCTCACTTTCGTCGGCATAAAGCCGCCCGAATAGGTGAGCAGGTATACTCCGTCGTCTGCAAGGTAAAACACCTGGCCGTTACAGTTCACGGCGGAGTCCTTTGCGATGCAACCGGTGAAGGCGAGCGGCCCCATGATGTTGAAGTTGCTCACGTCCGATCCCGTCATACAATAAATGTCTTGACGGCGCAGAAGGAGCAAGGTGTCCGCGTAGTTCACGAGCGCCATAATCGGGTTGCCGCTCTCCAATCCGACCGTTAGGCGAGCCCCGTCAGTAGCAACAACGGGGAGTGTCGCGAACTGCGTATTGCTCCCCGTGTTACTCACCTGGAGACCGCCGATGTTCATCAAATCATCAAGGATCACCTGGTCATAGAACGTGAGACCCATAGATGCGGGGTTCGGCATGTCGTTCTGCCCTAAATGTGGCGCCGCGGTTGCGGCTGTAACTGTTGTGTCGGGTAGGCTGTCCTGAAAAGAGATGGTCCAGGGCCCGCTCTCGCTTGAGACGGGGATGTTCGCCACAAGGTACCACGGACCACCAAACTCACTCCAAAGCGTCGAGTCCGTTGTGCTCGAAGTGGAAACGTAGACGTTGATAGACTGGACGTTATAGAGCGCGCTATTCGCGGTAAGAGTCACAACACCATTGATCTCTAGCCCCGTCGTGTTGACATATCCAACCGTTGGAATCAGGTTTGGAGCCTGCTCTGTCGGGGCGTAGGCAACGTTGCTTTCCCGGCCAAACTCGTCAACGAGCGTGAACACATATTGGAAATACGTAGGGGCGGCCAGCACAGTCTTTCCGATGGCCGCCCCCCCGGCCACACTAAAAGAACCGGCACACGAAAACGCTGCTGCCCAGGGAACAGATGACGCAGGGTTCGGAATCGCTTCTATCTGAGCATCCGTCATTGCGTCAGTGAAGCCGGTTAGGAACCAATTATAGACTGTCGTTCCACTTATGTCCGTCATGGTCGGCGCGAGCGAACTGTTGTCATTGAAAGTGGCAAACCTATAGAACACAGAAGTAGACGGAAATGTCGTAGAGGAGGGCGTTACCCACACCGAGAAGCCGGTGATGGGATTTAATATGGGGCTCCAGTCTGCCCCAACGACCGCTTCAACGATAATGTAAGGACACGTGACAGTGTCGGACGCTTCAGTCCAAGACGCGATCATCGAGTTGGACCATATCCAGAAGAGTTCTATTCCGTTCGACTCAGCAAGTACTATGTACCGACAGTAATTTGTTCCCGAACCCGAATAGGTCTTACCTGTGTTCACCGAGGGTGTCACAGCCCTAAAACTCCATTCAGTCGCCACGGGCGTACCCATGCCAAGAGCGTAAGCGAGGTTCGAGTTCCCGGTGTACCTCATGTTCGCAGAACCATCATCGGCGAGCATGATTTCTTCCAAATCGGACTGGAACATACGTACGCGTACGCCAGGGGTCCAGTATTGCTTCGTCGTAGGCGGCCCAGGCGGCTTAGGGATGTAGGGCGGCGTGTGCGTGGTGTCTACAGCCCATGCGTTCAAATCCCCGCCCGAGACGATAAGGCATTGATTTAGCGCTGCATTGTTCTGCGCGTACCAGTTCCCCAGCCCCGTGACCGGAGAAGGGAACGGGGGCACAGAGGGGCCGAGCAACACCTGATTACGCAAGAAGCCTTGCCGGTCCGGCAACAAATTGACGACCTGCTGCGCCCGGCCCGGTGCAAGGTGGGCTGGATCGGAGGTAACATCTACTCCCTGCGCCGCAGGAAGTAGCCACACCTTTTGTTTCGATCCGCTGGCCATGTTTTTATGCCCTTAGGTCGATAGCCTGCCCGCCCGTCACAGTAAGAGCCCCGGAAGGAGCGTTCTTAAGAGCATTGACAGTATACGTCGCCGAATCTCCGCTCCCCGATATCATGTCGTACAGGTCTGCGAGAACAGATTCGTCATTCGGAATAAGCGAGACGTCGCCGGCCGAGTTCGTAAGAATGGGGTCCGTCGGGTTTTTAAGAACCTGCGCCGACGGGCTCATACCCGTTGCATAGGAGCCCACCTGGACCACACCGTTAGCAAAGCTCCACTGCGTCTGCTGTATCTCCATGACCAGAGGCGCCATGTTCGCCGCACCTTGCAGATAGAGGATGGTCGTGACCCCGGAAGCGATACAGGCGTTCGGAAGACAGAGCCAGTAAAGCCCCGGCATGTTCGTCGAATCAACCTCAAGAAATCCGCCCGATACCCACGTCCCGAGCGTTGCCGTCGCGAGAGTAACCGCGGTGTCTGACGTATCTCCCGTTCGGACGTAGTAACAGGTAAGCCCGGAGGTGTTATACGCGAGCCCCGTCAAACCTGAGCCGTTCGCGACGGCGGAGTTCTGAATGAAAACGAAAACCGATTGGCCGGTTGCGCCCTGCTCCAGAATGATCTTCACGATACCCTCCTACCCATCACACCCGCCCATCATCCCCGCATTACCTATTGGCGTCCCGAGCGACCCATGCGGGCTCAGGCGGAAGAAACCCCCGCCGCTATAGGTCAGCGTTAGGTAAAACGACGTTATGTTCAGCGGGAGGTCAGAGGAGTACACCGTCAATGTAAGAGCCAGCGTACTCCCATTAAGCGCTTGTATGGCTGCCAAATCTATTCCCGTTGCCTCCGACGACTGTACATTATCGGGCGCATGAACCCAAATAATCGATCCTCCTGAGAACAGCCATTGGCTTCGGTCCAGCCTCTCCGCTGTAGTCTGGACGATCGTCCATTGCGCTGCCGTAATGCTCCCGAGAGGAAGGATGAAGTCAAAGACAACCGGGGTTATCGTTGTAACGTCTGCGGTCGCTGGCGAGCTGTAGACTGTCGAACTAGACATAGTCTCCCCTTAAAACTCGCAGACGAAATAGAGCCTGTCGCCGGCATTCTCCAGGTTGATCCAGACGTTCGAGAACCCCCCAATGCTTGAGGAAATGTTTGACGAGGCTGGAAGGTTAAGAACGCCTTGGGGCGGCGGATTGGCGTTCGACGAGGGGATTTCGGTCTGGTTGAACGCTATCTGCGCGCCGCTCGTCGCGCCGCCAATACTCCCATTATCGCCGCTGATGTTGACCGACTGGTACCAAAGCCCGGCGTCGCGCTGAAGCACTGAGCCGCCCGAGTTCTCATAGAACGTGCCGAACGGTTTATGCCCTGCGGCAATCAAGTTCGCCATCGACGTGTAGCAACTGCCGTCCGTGGCGACGATATACCAACCTGTATTTCCCGGGACGGCGCAACAGGTTATGCTATTAGGAGCCCACCTTGATATCAATCCCATCTTGCCCTCCTAGATGTAAATGAGCGTCGAAGCCAGCGTATCCGCCACACTTGCTGCGAGCGTTGCCCCGTGCGTCGTGCTTATCGGTCCTACAGTCGCCACATACCACGGCGCGCCCGTCATAACGATCGTGTTCCCCGTCGTGCTGTCCGTCCATGTATAGGTCGTGCTCTCGGTAGCCGGGACAAAAATCATGAACGTCGTACCCGCGAGGGGAATGGTATTTAGCGGAGTAGTAGAAACGATTGGCGTTACCTGCTGGTATTGCGCATTGGCGAGGTCCTGCACAAAGCCTGTTCCTCCGGGCCCGAGTGCCTGCGTCCCGCCCGCCGTCTCCACCAGACCCTGTAAGGTTATTTGCGCTGTCTCACTCATGTTAGCCTAACTCTTGTTTGAGCGCAGACCCGGCCCGCGCCTGTAGCTGCGATATCCGAACGAGAACGTCTGCGGCTTATTGACCCCCATCTTCCACGTCATCAATTCGTCTAAGCCCTGCTGGTAAAAAAGCGGGGCTATCGCCTGAAGGCGCGCCTGCGCCTCTGAATCTTGCGTGCAGGTCTCCAGCCACTTGACGGCCGCGCCGCGCCACACAATGTCTTGGTAGGATTCAGGTAACTGCTGGATGTAATCGCTATCGGAGATGGGCGGCAGAACCCCCATTCCCGCGTACAAATTCAACGTACCTGCAGACGCAGGAGCCGGGCTCAGAAACAACGTATAGGCCCGAACCCAGAACCGCTGAGGCACAGCCGGCCCCATGTTGTCATACTGGTACCCAGACTTATCCATATCGTCGGAGGTCCAGGCCTCAAGCACCTGCACATCGCCGACACCTCCGTTCCACGCCGCGCGCCTCACATCATTTATCAGGTTGCTCGACGCCGACAAGATGTTCTGTAACGGGATAGACGTCGGGCCTAACGTCGTCTGCGCCGCCACAGGATATTGAATGGACGTCGTTTCGGCAAAGCCGATGCGCCGGTTTACCTGCTCGATCGATGTCCAAATGCACTGGTTCAGGATTGCGTTCGTCGGGTCAGGACGGTTAGCGGGCGCATCCCCGGCATTACCCGTTCCGGTATCGATCGGCGGAGTAATACCGATCTCACGCCTGATGAAGTCACGAGCCTGTGCGCGGTTAAGCAGAGGCAAGGGTCAGTCCTTTCGATGATTGTAATCATATGAGCGAAATCGCGGGTCACATGTCTGGCCGTATTCATCCGTAGTCAGGTTGTCCGTGTATGTCTCGGCAAGGGTCCAGGGGTCAGTAGTTCTCAACCCCCGGAATACCTTCCCGAAAAGCGGTCTTCCCTGACGATAGATTATTGGCTTTTTATCTACCATTTTTCACCTCAGATCGGCCAGTACAGAACGTAGAGAGTCCCGACCAGGCCCGCAGTAGACGCCGAGCCCGTAACAGTAATAGCCTGGCTAGCCGTCTCGGTGAGCCCCACGATACTCGAAATAAAGACGCCAGGCGCCGTATGAACGTCCTGCGCCGAGAAGAGGTTGCTTGCGCTCGTCGTCGTGTTAGCAGCAACACCAACACTCAACGAAGCCGCACCGGTTGACGCAGTCGTGATGTTCATCCACGCCAGGACGGCAAACAGGCTGCCCCCGATTACATTTGACTCAGCGCCGACTGCCCCGCCTGTTGTGGCCGCCGTGCCAACAAGCGGTATCACGACCACTTCAGGCAAACGTCGCCCCGAAACAACGCCTGCCCCTTGATGAAGCATGTTCAACTCGGCGGCTGTCGCCGTCATTTCAACTCCCTCTTGGTAGAGGTTCCCCGAAGCGTCAGCAACAACGGTTGGAGACGTTTCCGGTCCGACACCAAGACCGCCGGCAGCTAAGAACTGACTCGCGGTACTCGATTGGGTAGCCATCTTCAGCCCTCCTTCCTAAGAGCCGCTTCTACCGCCGCCTCGACTTTTTCGAGAATCGTAGGAGCAGCGATCTCTACAGCCTGCTCAACCGCGGTCGTCGCCACCTGAGAACCCACCTCAATAGAGGTAGCTTCTGTTGCCGGCAAGGCATTTGAGAGATAGTTGGTAAGCGCCTTGTGTACGCCGACAAGGCGGTTTGCAATGATGCTTCCGCCTGTCGCGATCGCCGCGCCGGCAAGCGTTCCGATTTCAGCACGCAAGGCGGCGAGCGCATCCGCAATTTCCGGCTGTGTTATCGTCGAAGCATCCGCCTCTAACTGATCCATGTTCCACATGTTGCCCCCTTACATTCCTCTGGAGCCGTAACAGGAACGCCAGTCCGACGCGCCGATCGCCGTCCGCATGGTCACATTGATTATCTGGGCAAGCACGTTCTGGTCCCAGTAGACGAAAGACCGCGGGGGCTGGCGCCAGAAGAAGTGTAGATGGTGCTCGTGTCCAACGAAGAACCACGAGTTGTTTCCGCCGGTCGCGCCGCCTGTGGCGCCGCCGTAGGCCCAGTACGGCCAGTAGATAGGCGTGACATTGTCCTCGCTGTTGAAGTTATAGTTGAAGTCGGCCGTGTTGGGGTACATCGGCGCCCGAAGTACCTGCGGCACGATATACTGCCACGCCGGATTAAAAATCCCATACCGTGGACGGTCGTTGATATAGGTCAGGTTGTCCGGCCTGAGCTGCGTTCTCAAATTCGTCGCGCAGGCCTGATAGCTTGTCACGGAGAAATCAACGTCGGTCGAGGGACGGTTCGCGTACGTGACCCCCAACTGTGAAGATGAAACCGGGTGTGCTGTGTTGAACAGGCTCACATTGTCCGGCATCGTCGAAACAGCGCCCGAAGCGAATCCCTCTATGCCGAAGAACTGAGCGACATAGTATTCGACCGCCGTGCGGTACGCGACACCCATAAAGCCCGATTTCATTGCCAGCGCCCGGTGGATCACCCCGTACAGGTCGTCCTCTTCGTCCTCATAAGGGATCTGATCTCCCAGCCCCCAGCCCTGGACTATATACTGCTTGCTGAAGCTCGCGGCGAACTGCCCGGATTCTACGGGCGTTCCGGGATAACGCGGCGTCATCGGAAGCCCGTATCCGCTCCACCCCTGGTGCCAGATATATCGCGAGGACGTGTCTTCCACGTGCATGAACAGACGGTATACGGGGTCATATTCCGCCAACGTCCGCAGTATGTTCTCGTCGATGCCTCTCTGATAAATAGGGGCCAGACCACTTGAAGCCATTTTGACAACCTCCTTTTAAAAGGGTCTTTAGTACCCGCTCACGTTATAGGCTACGCCGTTCGCAGCCTGGGAGAAAGACGGCGTGAACTCGAAGAACATCTCCGGCGTCGGCGTCAGCGGCGAAGTGGAACCCGTCCACCCCTTGCCTGCGCCGACCGTCGCGGCGTACAGCGGGTCATTGGTGTTCCATCCTAGGAAGTGAGCGATCTGTAACCCTGGCGTTGCCTGAATGTCTAGGAAGTAATACATCTGGCCCAACGGAAGGCCGTTCGTGCCAGTCCCGAGCAGGAGAGTAATGCCGCCTAGTTGCCCGCCTGCCAGAGCTTCAAGCGTGGCGAATGAACGCGTCGTACCACCGTAGAAGCGCGCAGCGAAGATGTTCCCGCTGGCGCTGTCCACCGGGACAACGCCGTACCCCGTCGTCGGGTCATTCGGATAAAGCTGAGACTCGCCGTATGGATACGGGATGTTGGCTGGAAAAAGAGTGGCGGGGGTCTGCGGAAACTGCGACGCGTTGCTCGCGGCGTTGCAAAGCGCCACGCCATACACGCCGGCAGTGGCGCCCCCGCTCGCGTGATTGGACTGGTAATAGTTCGACGAGCTGGCCTGGTCGGCCGCGAGCAGCTCGCGAACCACAGGCGCGCCCGACCCACTGTAGGTTGCCCCTACCGTCTGTACGAGGATGTCCCCCTGCATGATCTGCCCGCTGGCGGTCGCAGTGGACGCACCGTTGGCGCTGATAGGGAGCAAACCAGTTATCCGGTTAGCAGCGACCGTTTTCCCGCCCTGCTGATATGCGAACCGTACACCCGGCATAGTATCTACTTTCCTTTCCCGGCTCGGTTTCGGACCTGGCCGAGTGCTGATCGTGGATTGATTTCCGGCGCGAACCCGACACCCGAGTTGGAGTACGAACGCGGCTTCTCATTGCGTTTGACCTCTTCGAGCATTCTTGCTCTTATCGGGTCCTTCGCACTCCGTCCGGCCAGGAGAATATCTACCATTTCCTCCTGTGTTTTGGGTGCGGCGCGCGGCCCGAGGCGATATTGCTCGGACTCGACCCTCGGATCTATCCCACGGCGCCTCATGGCAAGCTCGGCTTCCATGAGCGACATGCCCGCCGTGGGGCTCGACCCACCCACCATCCCGGTCTCATGATGATAGCGGGATATTTCTTCTTTCATGGCGATCCGCTCGTCGATCGTCATCTGCTCCCACTGTTCCGCGGGGAATTGCCCGCCGGACGGCGTCATGTGCTGGTTAATAGGAGGGCGTGTAACCTGCCCCGTCTGGAGATTGACCCTCTGCCCGCTCTCGCGGGCTTCCTTCACCTCTTTATCCCGCTTTTCTTGCTCCTTCCGATGTCTCATCGGGATCGCCATCATCACGTAGTCTTTTCCCAAGTTCACGACGTCGCCCTTGCCATCCGGCGGCTTGACGAGGAAGGAGCCTTCGTGTTCGGACTCGATCTCCGTGGGGCGATCGTCCCTATCGTAGTAATTGGGATTCCGGCATGGATACAAATAGAATTCAGTACCGATCCCTGTCACATTATTTGCCTTGTCCAGCTTTTCGCAGTAGGCCTTGGTAAACTTTCGAGTAGTCCAGTCCTGGGGACGCTCCCACGGCGGGCAATTTCTGTCCAGGTTACAACTCCGTTCCTTCATCGTGCCGTCTTCCACGTGTGTCGTGCCACCGCGAGGTCTCGCGCCATCCATCACGTGCTGTTCCGGCATTGCATCAGTTGCCATTAGATTGTCCTCGTTCCTTTCACAACGCCCGGCGTCTTGACGGCCTCTTCTGCTTCCTCTCGCGACAGGCCGTACTCTTTTACGTAGTAGTCAATCGGCGACGAACTTCTCGTCACGCTGGACGGGGAGCCTCCGCCGGTGCTAACCGGCGTCCGCTGCGGCGCCGCCAACTGAGGCTGCCGCGGCGCCGGCTGCTTCTTTGAACCGTTCCACGCCTTGATGAAGTCCTCAACGGCTTCGTCACCGCGTGTTTCAGAGTCCCGGACAACCTCGGTAAAGAGCGCAGCCCGGATCATGCCCGGTTGATGCCGCTTATCAGCAGCAACTTGCTGTAGATTGCGGGATATTCCAGCTCCGTACCGCTCCACCAACTCTTGGCGTCCTGCCAAGAGGCGCGTCATCTGCATTTGAGCAGAGGAAGTGGCCTGCATCTCGTTCCGAACCGTGTTTTGCGTTATGGCCATCAGACGACGCGTATATTGGACAGGATCGAACGTATCCAGCGTGGGATCGATAAGTGGCGCTAACTCGTCGATGTCCGATTGCAGGATAGCTTCTGTCCCCGGAATATCCGGGGTAGGAACAGGCTTGGGCGCTACTTGGGATGCTTGGGAAGGTTCGGCTTGACTGCCACCGTACCCATTGGCGGGCCCTTGATCACCGGCGGCGCCTTGGTCGCCGGCGCCTGCGTCTTCGGACTCAAAATCTTCGTCTTCATTCTCAGAACCTCCATCGTCCAGAAGATTGTCTTCGGGCTCATCAAGATCATCTTGGGGGAAGCCCTGCCCGCTGGGAGTCTGCAAATCGTCCTCGGATTGCGACTGTTGTGTTAGGTCGCTCATCTGTTTCCTCTTGCTTTCCGGCCTTTGTCGCTGCTCGGGATGCCTTTGTAGGCGTTTCTAGAACATCCGTCAGCACAGCGATCTGGCCTTGAATGTAACGAACATCCTCGATAGAGCCGCTGATCGCCAACTTCTCGTACAAGGACTTCCGGCGCTCGCTCAACAACGGCACAACAAGATACGTCCATGCGGGGCTAGCCTTGAGCTGCGCCCACGACACTTCCAGTGTTTCCGCGTCCGTTTCCACTTGATGCTCCGTTCATCGACATTGGGGACGGCACAGGCGATGCTTGGGCCTGACCTGAAACTTCAGGACGTTCACCGATGTAATCTTCAGGATCGTGGACGTCAATATCGATCAAAACTTGCCGGCTGGCATACCAGAGATGTTCAAGATCCTTGGGGTCCGCAACCTTACCTTTTGTCTCAAGATAGCCGGTTGCAATCTGGAGGGCCATTTGCGCTTTGTTTATACGGGCCTCCGAATTGGCGCTTGACGTGGATCCCATGGCGCGATAGATGTAATTTCCTTTCAAGGTTGACATCGTTAACTTTTTGCCGCGGCCCTGATCGTCCGCGAAAGCGATGGGCTCGTCATCCCCCATTTTGTCCTGGCAAAGAGTGATGAGCCATGCGAAGAGTTCGTTCGCCCCGCGCAGGAAGTTCGATATCATGCAATCCTGAAGGCTCGCCGCCGTCGCCTGAACCTGCTTCATTTCCTCGTTCTTGCGGACTTTGCCCTGGAGTTGTCCAAATCCTCCAGAATAAAGCCCTTCGGCTCTGGCATCAAGGATTCCCTGCAGCTCAAGGCCGAGACGCGCGTTGCTTTCCATCCGCATAGGCTCCATCTCCTCAAGACTCGTCTTGCATTTGTAGACAGAACCGGGTCCAAACTCAAAATCTTCATTGTCTTTCAGGCTGCTTTCAAGCGCCTTGAATGTCGGAGACATCTCAATATTGAGGCCGTCGATAACGGCGCGAATGTTCGCGTTCCCTTGACACTGAAGAGAGTCAAGTTCACTGGCAAGACAGCGCGTGTACATGCTGCCGGGCTCTTTGCCGGTGTGGAACTTCACGTAGGGACGGCGCGAGTACGGAGAAAAATCGATCCGCAGAAATATCTTGGGTTCAGACTTAGAGCAAACGCATTCGAGTTCCGTATTCCACAGGTACTCTGGGAGCTTGAGCGATCCGTCAACATCTTGAAGAACGGGCATCTTCGTGTACCACAAGAAGAACTCGTAGAACTCAGACTCGCTCTGTTCGCCGGTCCCCCACTGAATATCCACGTGCTCTTGCTGCTGGCTCATCCTGGTATCGGTAGGATGGTGCGCGAGCAGCGTCATAACGGAGTCTCGATCGTATCCGTAATCCTCGATACCGACCAGCAAATCTTGCTTCGTGAGGTATATCCGCTCGCCAAAACCTACCGCGGATTGAGGGTCTTTGGAGGCAAAAGGATAGTGGTAGATGTTCCCTGTATCTACGACCTCAACGTCCGGGCCTCGGTAATCTACCTCTTTCGTGCCGACAAGAACCTTCTCGTAAGCAACGCGTCCTTCTTCCGGGTGCTCGACGATTTCGCCAGTTTCAAGGTCCCGATATTGGACCGACCGCATAACCCTCTGAGTCTCTTTCCATCCCACCCGTATGAAGGCGGCTGGATAGCGCGCGGCATTGTAGTAAGCATCTGCCAATCGATCGCCTAAATTGATTTCGGCGCCCTTGGACGCAAGGAAATCTTCCTGGATTTCGGCGCTCTCTTTGTCTGCGGGGTCCACCGCGTCAACAAGACAAAGCGGTGACTTGTGAAATATCGCAGTACCCTGGGCGTCGGTGAAGAGGAGGGCTTTTAGAGTAAGGGGGTCATCTACCGTTGCGGCATTTTGCCAGCGCGTCGGCCCGGACTGCTGTCCCAAGAGGCCGTCTATCTGCGCGTTGTATTGCAGCAACAGCTCGTCGCGCGTCGAAGCCGACTGGACGGCGGTCTCTATGTTTCTGACTATTTCTTCCTGGACTTCGGTCAGAAGCTCCTCGGAAATATCTAGATGAAACTCTGCAGGCAAGCGAAAGGCTCCCTCCGTCTGTGTAGGAAGTGGGAGCCTTTCGCGCTACAGCCTCCAGATGGATCGCCCCATGTTCCTATTAGCTACTTATGGCCCTTGCGAGGATGTTTGCGTCGATTCATAGCTACCACTTCCCTTCTATGGAATTTTTCGGCAGGGGTATTGCGAAACGCTACTCGACCTGCCGGGACATAAAAATCTTGTGCCTTTACACCTTCAAATGAGAGGCCACGAACGCCGTTCATGGCCTCTAGCAACACGAGGAGAGAACATCTATAGAATATACCTATCCATAGTGGCAAGTCAATTAGCAAAACCTTCTAAATCAGCGCATTGCGCTTTTCAGCCACGGCGCCCCGAAGGACGTTCACGATAGCCTCCGCGTGCGCTTCATAAACCATCTCGCAAAACCAATCACAACGAATGTCCCGGCGCACCAGAAAAAGAACGCAAGGTTCGTCGTAGATGTAAGAGCGCCGGCCTGGTCTATGATCTTGCCTGAGAACCCATTGATGCTTTTCTACAAGCGCTTCCGTGTCTCGCCACAACTTGAGACGGTCGCACCAGGTAGCATAACACGTAATCGGCGCCAGGTCTACCGAGTACCGTTCCGAGATCTTATGGGTTGTTAGGAACTGACGAAGCGGCACATCAACCATCCTCTACTCACAAATGTGAGTGTTTTAATCGTTGTTGCTTCGGGCACGGATCGTATTCGCGATCTGAGAGGCGCACCCCCAGTGGTAAATGCGGCCTTCCTCTGCGATCAACGCGCAAGATTCCCGTTCGGCGCGAACAGACTCTAAAATACCTTGCTTTATGCGGTCTTCCAGCCATTCCAACTGGTCCTGGCTAAAGTTCCACGACGTCGCGGCCCTTATCACTTTCATCTGCGTCTACCCGTCCTCTCCCCAGGATATAACGGCTCCCGGCGACGGCCCGTTAGCTCTTTGCTCATCCCGCGCGAGCGCTTCTGCGGCGGGTGCCAGCCCAACGTACAGAAGTACATCGCCGTAATACCGTGGTCGTCTCGCGAGATAACCTTCTCGGGACCAACCGGCGTCAGCCCTTCTTCCCAGGCTTTTTGCTCACGTTGTTTCCGGCTGTCATAGCGATACACGCCCATCTCAAGCCCGAGCGCATACTGCATCCATCCGTTCGGGTTGTTTCTTCCCTTACCTTGTACGGGGACCTCCTGAAGCGCCTTGCTTTTCAGGAACATCAACGAAGGCATACCGATCTGGTACTTCCCTGTATCGGGGTCTTCGTCGCCTTCCTCTTCAAGATAAACATGGGGCATCGACGGGTCCCCATGCAATAGGCTATGGACGTGCATCCAGGATGTCTGCGTGCGATAGGACGATGGAGTCTGGCAGGGGATGCCCCATGTCGAGAACTCGTCCAGAATCGTCTTCAGGTCTGGGCCGGACTTCTGATTGCTGCTCACGGGGTCAATCCAGTACTCTACGTTGCGCCAGCCGGCCGTTTTCTCAAGGATGAGGTTTGCAATATCCTGCCATACCAGACCCTTGACATATATCTCGTCGAAACCGAGTAGATGCTTCACCGGATCAAAAGGATCCCCGGTCGGAGTCTCGACAAAGAATTCAACAGCCCAAGGGGAGCTCGCGCCGGCGGTATCGATCCCGACGATCAACTTCCAGTGTTCCTTAATGCACTCGGGAAACGGCTTGTCGAGTTTATCAAGCTGCCAATACTTGACCACATCATCAATATCGACGAGGTTCCGTTTCATCGAAAAATACGGTTCGCCAAAGACCAGCAGATCGATCGGATCGAACGACCCCATAACCATCCTTCTTCGGAGCGAATCGTCCATCTGATAGTTGTCGAGCATGCTCTCGATGTAGCCCTTCGCGTTTTTCGTGTTGGTGGTCGAGCCCGACGCTACCGCATAATACACGGAGCCGTCTGCTCCTATGCGCTCCCATTCTTCATACTTCGCGCCGAGGCCTAGAGGGTCATCCTCCGGCCTCACCAGCCAGGTAACTTTCGGTGACTGGCGCATCGGCGAGTCTTTTATCCATGTAGCCCAAACCCAGTTATGGCCGCTGGGGTTCTGTTCTGCAATGACAATACGCGGATAGTTCCTACTCGGCGTTCTCATGCGCTGAAGGAGCATGTTGAAGATCGCGCGCCCCTTCTGGTTATCGTTGCCGCCGATTTCGGACGCTTCGCACAAATGCATAACCGTACAGGAGAAGCCTTTAACCTTGCTCGGATCATCAAAAGCGTGAAAGGTCCACGTAGATCCGTTCTTAAACGTGTAGACCCGGGTCTTGAGATTGATGCGCTCGATAAGCGGGCTATCGTCAGGCAAGATCTCGCGAAGCGACGGCCACCCAAATTGGTCTATGTAATAGTCGTACGGGTAAATAGACCATACTGAAATCTTGGGATACTTCCTCACGATGCTCAGCATCTCCACGAAACACCCGATGGACTTTCCGGACCCCACGCCGCCCGAATGGAGCATGTACCACGTTTTATCCTTCATCGGAGTCTTACCGCTCGGGGAGATCTTGTTATGGATCGCTAGCTGATGCGGAAGGATCTCGCGGGACACGGTTATGGTCCCGTCTTCATTTAACACTTCTCGCGGAGGATACATGGACGCAAGCGTATAAGGTTCCGTCATGCCCTCCAGCGCGTCCGTAATGGATTGGTGGGTAGAGGACAACCACCTTGCACTTGCTAAGAGAGTCCGGTTTGGCACAAGGCACCCCTGTTAGATAGATACCTCGAGAATACCACAAACGACGCACCATCGGGAGTCTTGATACTTGCTTCTGTCCCACTGATGCGGATGCGGCGGCGCTCCCGGCCCCGTTAACCTCCGTGAGGCTCCACGCGCCACAGCGGTGGC